TTTGAAGAGGGTGCGGCTCTCATTGGTAAATTTGAAAAAAGTGGTGTTGATTCTTCTGCAGCACTTTCCTCTCTTTCGAAGGCAGCAGTTAACTACGCTAAAGACGGCAAGACACTGACTGATGGATTAAATGAGACTGTTAGTGCTATTCAAAATTCTACCAGTGAAACAGAGGCTTTAAGTATTGCCTCAGAAGTTTTTGGTAGTAAGGCTGCACCTAGAATGGTCGATGCCATTCAACGTGGTGCTTTTAGTTTTGATGATTTAGCTTCAGCTGCTAAAGATTCTTCTGGCACTGTTGCAACCACATTTGATGAAACCCTAGACCCAATTGACAAATTAACTCAATATTCCAACCAAGCAAAGGAAGGAATGGCAGAACTAGGAGGTAAACTTCTTGAGAATGTTATTCCAGCTTTGGAACCTTTGATGGGTATGCTTGAATCTGCTGTTAATTGGTTTACTAGCCTAAATGAAACTGATCAACAGACTATCGTGATTCTTGGTCTAGTTACAACTGCTGTCATGATGTTGCTTGGTGCCATTGCGCCGCTGGTCATTGCCATAGGGGCAATAGGTGCGCCTGTCGGAATTGTAGTGGCGGCAATAGTAGGAGCTATTGCCGTTATCACACTTATCATTCAGGCCATCATGAACTGGGGAGCCATTACTGAATGGCTTCAGTCAACGTGGGATTCTTTTGCTACCTGGCTTTCTGAATTGTGGACTAACATAGTCACGACTGCCACCACAGCGTGGTCAAGTTTTACTGCTTGGCTTTCTGGCCTTTGGTCTTCAGTAGTCTCAACTGGACAGTCTTTGTGGTCTAACTTTACTAGTGCCTTGTCCAATATTTTCTCAAGTTTGATTTCAGGTGCTCAGTCTCTGTGGTCAAGTTTCACTTCCACACTTTCCAATTTGTGGTCTGGACTAGTCTCAACTGGGTCAAATTTGTTTAATAATTTGAGTAGCACGATTTCAGGAATTTTTAATGGCATACTTTCAACAGCAAGCAATGTTTGGAATTCCATAAAATCCACTATTTCCAATGCGATAGATGGGGCGAAAAATGCAGTGTCCAATGGGGTCAATGCCATCAAGAATCTGTTTAACTTCCAGATTAAATGGCCTCATATCCCACTACCACACTTCCGTGTGAGTGGCTCTGCTAACCCTCTGGATTGGCTAAAAGGTGGCTTGCCAAGTATTGGCATTGACTGGTATGCCAAGGGTGGTATCATGACCAAACCAACTCTGTTTGGTATGAATGGAAACCGTGCTATGGTTGGTGGTGAAGCTGGTGCTGAAGCCATCTTGCCATTGAATAAGTCAACCCTGGGGGCAATTGGTCAAAGTATTGCCAACACGATGAACACATCGAACAATATCAACGTCAACTTCTCTGGTATCACTATCAGGGAAGAAGCTGACCTAAACAGACTGGCCAACGTGGTTGGAAATCGTATTGCTGAAGAATTGCAACGTAAAACTAATTTGAGAGGATGAATGGCATGACAAAAATCAATGAGCTTACAATTGACGGTGTGAAAACATCATCTTTTAAGTGTGATGTATTGGTTGAAACTAGACCAAATGTCATTGTCTCTAGCTCAAAGACAGCTCTATTAGAGCATGATGGTATTAGTGGTGCAGTTGTGCAATCGAACCGACACCGTGGACTAATTGAGAAGCCTTATCATATCACTTTAATTGAGCCAAGCGATGAAGAAATTTATCACTTTTCTGCTCTTTTGAACCGTGAAAAGTTTTGGTTGGAAAATGAACAGGAACCAACTATTAGGCTTTGGTGTTATAAGGTTGATAGCTTTGAGATTGGAAAAGATGAATTTGGCGCCTGGGTGGTCGATGTTACCTTCATCTGCCATCCTACCAAGTTTTTTAAGAACACAGACACCCAGACTTTGACTGGAAATGGGGTTTTGATGGTGCAAGGGTCAGCTCTTGCTTTTCCGAAGATTACAGTGGTTGGTCAGAGCGCTTCTGAGACATCGTTTACAGTAGGGAATCAAGTGGTTAAGCTTGAAAATCTCTCAGAATCGCTTGTGATGGTCAATGATCCTGACAATCCTAGCTTTAAGACGGTTACTGGCAAGCTCATTAAGTGGGCTGGTGATTTTATCACAATTGATACAGCAAAGGGACAGAATGTTGGTGTGGTACTGGGACCAGGTATTCAGTCATTGAAATTTGAAACAGTTTGGGGGTGGGCATAGTTGCTTTATTTACTTGATAAAGATGCCAAGACAGTAAAATGGAATGGTATTCCGCTACACGAAGCTAGCTCTGCCATTGTCAAAGAAGAAGTCAACGGCGATTTTGTATTGACTGTTCGCTATCCTATCACGGATTCAGGTATCTATCAGCTTATCAAAGAGGATATGCTGATTAAGGCGCCTGTGCCTGTGCTAGGTGCTCAGCTGTTTAGAATCAAGAAGCCTGTTGAGAATGATGATAGCTTGGACATCACTGCATACCATATCACTGATGATGTAATGCAACGGTCTATCACTCCTGTGTCTGTGGTTGGTCAAGGATGTGCTATGGCACTGTCTCAGATGGTTCAGAATGCTAAGACTGAGCTAGGCGATTTCTCCTTTTCAAGCGACATCATGGACAGTCGGACCTTTAACACGACTGAAACGGAAACTCTCTATTCTGTCCTATTGGACGGTAAACACAGTATTGTCGGAACGTGGGAAGGCGAGCTTGTCCGTGACAACTTTGTCTTATCTATCAAGCGTAGCCGTGGCGCTGATCGTGGCGTTGTCATCACGACACATAAAAACCTCAAGTCTTATCAACGAACCAAGAACTCTCAAAGCGTGGTCACACGAATCTATGCACGGTCTACGTTTAGAGCGGAAGGTGCTGAAACTGATACGGTCTTAACTGTGACAGTGGATAGCCCACTTATCGGCAATTATCCGTATATCAACGAGAAAGAGTACGAGAATAACGATGCAAAAACCGTTGAGGAGCTAAGAAAGTGGGCTGAGGCTAAGTTTACCAATGAGGGCATTGACAAGGTATCAGATGCTATTGAGATTGAAGCCTATGAGCTTGATGGTCAAGTTGTCCATCTAGGCGACACTGTCAACATCAAGAGCAGGAAGCACGATGTAGACCTCTACAAGAAGGCTATCGCTTATGAATACAACGCTTTGACAGAAGAGTACATCTCTATCACATTTGATGATAAGCCTGGGGTTGGAGGTACTGGTGTATCTAGTGGCGTGTCTAATGCTGCTGATGTTATTTTGAGTGCCAATCGAAACGCTCAAGAAGTTGCAGTTGAGAGAGCTGTCAGAAATGCCAACAAAGCCTTTGACGCTGAATTTGATAAACGTGTTGTAGTCATTAACGACGGGATCGAGCAAGCTAAGGCAGAAGCGGAGCTTTATGCAGACAATATTAAGCAAAGTATTGATGCTGACGTTAACGCAATCAATCAATCCATGCAAGCACAATCTGAGGAACACGACAGACATGTAGCAGATATTTTGTCTAAAACGCAGTCTGTCGAAGAGCTTGCCAATCAAGCTAAAACGGATGCGGAGAACGCTATTACGGAAGCGATACGGCTTGATACTGTCGAAAGACAGGCTACTGAAGCAAAAGTGGCTAACGCCAAAAGTCAAGCAATCGCTGAAGCAACGCAGATGGTCGAAACCGCTAAAGGTTTATTATCCGGACAAATATCCAATGTTTCCACCGATTTAAGCCAAACAAAAGAAGCTATCAAATTGCTTGCTACGACAGCAACCGTTGACGCTTTGACCGGTCGTATTTCGTCCGCTGAGTCCACCTTGCAAGTCCAAGCCGGAGAAATTGCTAGCCGTGTCAAGATAAGCGATTTTGACCAAGCGAAACAGCGTATTTCGACTGCTGAAAGTTCCATCACGCAACTTGGCAACAGGATAACGACGGAGATTAGTGAGGTTGAGGGTAAGATACCGAAGTCGATAGGATTTGCTAATCTATATGCGCTATCTAAAAATTTAACAATAGGTACAAATGGAATTTCCGACCTAAAACAAGACGTAGCTTCAGGGACTATCAGTTTTAAAACTACAACTCTTGACGCGTATATAGGAGAAGTAAGTTCTTATCCTAGCGCGTATAGTTCTTTACAAGGTATTAAAATACCGGTAATAGAGGGCAGACCTATCCTTGTTAATATAACCAATCCTCTATTTAGAAAGAATTATGTATCATATTTTGATTCTAACTCAAATACTATAAAATCGTTTTCCGGTCATTTTACCAATAAGTTTTCCTTGTCACCTTCTCAATTGTCAGGAGCTTCGTTTATAACGTTGAGATATGGTGCAGGAAGCTCCAATGTTCCTATTGGAACTTCTATCGAAACAAAAGTAAAAGTGGAATACGGAACCATTTACACGGATTGGTCTCATGCACCGGAAGATTTGATTGACGAAATATCATCTGTTAAAACCACAATCACTCAAACATCGCAAGGTGTCGAACAATTATCTACTAGCCTATCTACCACTAACGGAAGGGTCACGACCGCTGAGACGAAAATTAATCAGTTGATTAATGAGGTATCTAGCAAAGTATCTCAGACCGATTACAATACTCTGACTGGTCGAGTAAGTAGTGCGGAGACCGCAATTACTCAAAATGCGGAAGAGATCAGCAAGCGATTGACCGGCACGCAGGTCGAGTCGGCAATTACTGGCAAAGGGTATATCACAAGTAGCGCTTTGCAACCTTATGCATTAGCTACGACTGTACAAAATCTCGTACAGGAGACGGCGGCTAGTTTAAGTCGGACGATTAGTGAGACTAAAGCCCTGATTCCATCAGGGGAGAGTAATCTCGTTAAATTTGGTCGACCTGGCGAAACATTTGAGTATGTCGGTGCTGAGATAACAACACATCCATTTTTTTATAATGGTGGTTTAAATCTGTATCTGCTTAAAAACGCAAGCGCAACAAACGAAAACACTTTTGGCTTAAATCGCTTTGCGGTCGAACGAAATACCGAGTACACGCTATACTTTAAGGGATTTAATAACAGCTCCCTTGTGGGCATGGATATATGGTTTTTAGAGCGGGTAAGAGGTAGCACCGCAGGGTTTGATAATGCACAATTGCTAGTAAATAATCGTAAATTGTCTATAGACAAGTGCGACGAAGTTGCGGTTACTTTTAATACGGGTGATTATGATGAAGGTTACATCCGTTTTGACAATAACATGTCGGTTGCGGAAGGGACGATCGCCGAACTTTATTTTGGCGATGTTTCGGTCAAGAAAGGCAAGTCTAACAACGGGTGGAGTCCGTCTGCCGAGGAACTTGCTACCGTCACCGCCCTACACAATGTCACAGACACAGTTGACAGTCACACTCGTACTATCGGTGCTGTCGGTACTACAGGCAGTATCCTAGACAACGTGAGCAATGTTACGCAGACAGCCGCAGGATTGGTGCAAGAGGTATCTGGTGCTAACGGACTTAAGACACAGGTCAGCACGCTTGCTGGGTCTTATGCGATTCAAAATCTAACCAACTCTGGCACGGTACTCAATCAGATAAACCTAAACAAAGACGGCTCTATTAAGCTTGACGGTAGTCTCGTGCAAATTACTGGAACCACATACATCCAAGATGGTGTCATATCATCTGCTAAGATAGCTAACTTAGACGCTGGTAAGATTACAACTGGCACGCTTGATGCTGCACGGATAGCAGTTAATAGCATTGATGGTAGCAAGCTTGTGTTTGACCAAGCTTTTGTCAACAAGATGACAGCCAATGAGGCTTTGTTTAAACAATTGTTTGCTCAAAGCGCATTTATCACGTCTGTACAGTCCACGACCATGTCGGCAGATATGATAAAGGGTGGACTACTAATAAGCTCTAATGGCGCGACAAATTTTGATTTAAACAATGGAAATCTTCTGTTTAATAACAATTATGGCTATATACGCAGAACAGCAAATGACAAAATTTTTGAAATAACAACCCTACTGACTGAAAAAAGTGTTTATAGTCCAGAAGGTCTAAGTTCTAAATTTATGATTAGAAAAAGTGATTCTAGCAGACAATCGGGGGTAAGCTTTAATTTATACACTACAGTCAACGGTAAGCCAACAGCAACCACTCAAATCTACAGCGATTCTTTTACAATTACAAGTTCAGACTACACAACTTTATTTAGTTTGGGAAGTAAAAATTCTTATCTTGGAACGTTAAACCTTCAAGATTGGGGTGACATTCCTGTGGCTGCTATGTCGGGTGGTTTAGTCGTTAAAGATATTGGGATTGGCGGTCACATAGAATCGTTATTAAAAGTCGTTGAAAGGTTATGTAGTAAAACTGGTCTTATGTGGATATAAGAAAGAAGGTAGTATGAAATTTAATGTAAAAAATAAAGACTTAAGTAGTCTTTTACAAATCATTGATAAGTTAAGCATTACATCTATGCGTGTTAATCGTGGTAAGGCTAAAGTCTACAGTGCTGTTAGCAATAAACTGCAAGAATACTGCTCTGACGAAGAAGACATTTTGAAAGAAAATGTTGTTATCGATGACTCAGGTCAATTAGCACGTCAAGAGGATGGAAACTTTATTTTAAAAGAAGGCGTCAACGTCGTTGATGTTAATCAACAACTACTAGAATTACAAGAAGAAACGATCACAATTTCTAGTGGTGACTATACGAACCGCTTCACAGACTTTTTCAACTGGCTACTGGACTGTGAAGAAGTTTTTACAACACAAGAGGCCATCTTGGCTGATAACCTCTTGGAGCAATTTGAAGAACAAAAAGGAGAATAATCATGACAGAAACTACTACCAATACTTTACTTGACCTATCAACCATTACAGAACCATTTGACCTTGCAACAGCGCTCGTTTACATGAAAGAGAATGGCGAATTTATCCGTTGCAAGTCAGAGACACAGGATTTCTACATGTACCGTGACGTTCAGAAGCGTCCCGCTGTCGTTAATGGCCAACGTCAATTTGTAGATGTTGAGTCTGTTTGGGCATATAACCAATGGGGAGGTATTTCGACATCTATCAACGTTGCTGATCTTTTTATAAAGGATTATTACATTATGAAATTTGATGAAAACGGGAATCCAGATTGGTCTCAACCGGTTGTTGAGGCATAGCCTATGACTATTGAACAAGCAGAACAAATAGCTCAAAGCCAAGTCGCTTGGGCTATTTTGTTTATTTTATTATTCGGATTCGTCATCCATTATCTTATCAAGACATCAGACAAGCGAGAAGCTAAGCTCATGGACTTCCACGAACAATCAAAGGAAGAAAGCAACAAGCGGGAAGACCGCTTGATGAACCATCTTGAAAAAACTACCGCAGAAATGGGAGCCATGGCCCGTGAAATTGGTGGGCTAAAAGGGGAAGTCTCGCTCATGAGCGGCCGAATCGAAAAAATTGAAAAAGGAGAATGAACATGAATCAACTCACTGAACTTATGATTGGATCAGCAACAGGAATCTTAGCTATTTTAGCTGGCACGATAATCCACGAAGTCAAAAAATATTTGATTGCCAAAGGTGGGAAACGTGCCATTGAAATCACTGAAATTTTGGCAAGAAATGCCGTCAATGCAGTTGAACAGATTACCAAGCTTGACCAGGAAAATCATGTTGATAAGCTTGACATGGCTAAGCGTCGGATTACTAGTCAGCTGGAAAAATACAATATTTACATGACAGAAACACAGTTAGAAACGTTTATCGAGTCAGCTGTAAAGCAGATGAATGATGCTTGGAAGGAGTAACTATGGGAGTGAACATTGAAACAGCCATTGCCTGGATGGAAGCTAGGCGAGGCAAAGTCACTTACTCAATGGATTATCGTAATGGTCCAAATAGCTATGATTGCTCTAGTGCTGTATATTATGCGCTAATGGCTGGTGGTGCAATTTCAGCAGGTTGGGCAGTAAATACCGAATATGAGCATGATTGGCTAACCAAGAATAATTTCAAGCTCATTGCTGAAAATACTGACTGGGATGCCAAGCGTGGAGACATCTTTATATGGGGAAAACGAGGTCAATCATCTGGAGCTGGAGGTCATACGGGAATATTTGTAGATCCTGACAACATTATCCACTGTAATTACGCACGCAACGGCATTACGGTTGATAACTACAACCAAACGGCCGCTGCTAGTGGTTGGATGTATTGCTACGTTTACCGCTTGGCTAACCAAAGTACGCCCTCAACATCAGGGAAAACCCTTGATACATTGGTTAAAGAGACTCTTGCTGGCAAATACGGAAACGGAGATCAGCGCAAAGCAAGTCTGGGCAATCAATATGAGGCTGTCATGGCAGTCATCAATGGCAAGGCTACGGCAAGTCAAAAGAGTATTGATGAGCTTGCTCAAGAGGTAATCGCTGGCAAACATGGCAACGGAGAGGCTCGTAAAAAGTCACTTGGTAGTCAATATGAGGCAGTTCAAAAACGAGTGACGGAATTGCTCAAAAAACAGCCCTCTGAGCCGTCTAAGGTTCAAGAGGTAAAACAGCCCACAGCAACCAAAACAAGTCAAACTGAGCCAATTGAGAAAGCCACAGTAAGCAAAGAAGAGGGAGACCTCTCTTTCAATGGCGCTATCTTAAAAAAAGCGGTGTTGGACAAGGTTCTTGCCAACTGTAAAAAGCATGACATATTGCCAAGCTATGCTATCACCGTCCTACACTTTGAGGGACTTTGGGGAACTTCAGCAGTCGGAAAAGCAGATAACAACTGGGGTGGCATGACGTGGACAGGTCAAGGCAACCGTCCAAGCGGTGTCACAGTCACACAGGGTTCAGCACGTCCTAGCAATGAGGGTGGTCACTATATGCACTATGCCACTGTTGACGACTTTCTTACAGACTGGTTCTACCTGTTACGTGCTAACGGTTCTTACAAGGTCAGCGGAGCCAAGACATTCTCCGAAGCAGTCAAGGGAATGTTTAAAATCGGAGGAGCTAAATACGATTACGCAGGTTCAGGCTATGAATCCTATCTAGTCGGAGCTTCCAGCCGTCTGAAAGCCATTGAGGCAGAAAACGGTTCACTAGGCAAGTATGATACTGCTACAGTCACAGATGTCGGTAGCACAGACAAGATTGAGGTCAACATTGAGGGGATTGAAATTTCGATCAATGGAGTCAAGTATACAATTTCCAAGAAACCTGTTTAAGATGAAACATAGAAAGCCCTTAGGACAAAATCCTAGGGGCTTTTTTTCGTGTTCAAGATACAGTAGAATACAGTAAAAAGACCTTGTCCAAAATTTGTCCAAAATGTCCAAAAAATGCTAGGAAAAGATAAAAATGGTATATTGTAAAAAAAGCTAAACTACTGTATTTTTAATTACTAGTATTTTCTACTATCCACCCTAATTTTCCTGCAGGGAAGATAGAAATACAGAAAAACCCTTGATTCACAAGCGTTTTTAACTTTATTGCCCCGAATTCGCCCCACTTTTTTTATGAGCAATCTTTCCAGACATCTCTGATTTGATTAAATTCGGCTCTTTGTCAAATAGTGTTGATGAAGAAATTTAGGAAGGAATTAAGCAACTAATTGTTGCTTAATTCCTTTTTGTTTTGGGCCAAACATTTTTGTTATTAAAAGAATCTTGTCCTAAAATGGTAATAGTTTCTAAAGCCGTAGGTATTTTTTTCAAGTACTTTTATTTTATTGTTTATTCCTTCGATAGGGCCATTTGTTCTAGTTGGATGCTCATAAGTATTTTGAATATGTGGCAGGTAAGTAATTAGAGTCTTTAATACTCTTTTTAAACCAGGAGATAGGTCTAATTGTGTAGCTGCTTCAATCGTTTCCTTGAATTCTATATAATCTTTGTCCTGAATACATTCACGAAGTGAATGTACAACCTCATAATCATTTTTAAGAGATGGATTGTTTTCTAAGATATAATCTACGATTCCTTTGCTTGTTATAAAACTTTCAAAAATCATATAACGACTATATTTATAGTTCTGAAGTTCATTAGGATTCTTTAAAATCAAGTTCCAATAATGTTTTAACTTTCGATATAATTTAGGGTCTTTATAACAATGCTTATCCATGACACGTAACCGAGTTCGATTTAATCCTCTATTTAAGGCTTGTAGAATGTGAAAAGGATCAATGATCATTTTTGCGTTAGGAAACATTTCTTTTATTAATTGAATGTACGGTAAGTACATGTCGATTGAGATAGTTTTTACCTTTAATCTAGTCTTAGGCTCAAAACGATGAAAATACTTTTTCAAACTGTAAGATTTTCTATCTCTTACAACATCGACTAGCTTGTGTGCTGTGCTATCACAAATAATGAAACTCAT